ATCCTCTTAGCTCTTCATAATATAAGCAAGAGCATAATACTTTGGTTTATAATCGTTTCCTGATCCAGTGGATGCGGAAGACCCTGATATTGTATGTGTATGCGCTCCGCTTGAACTAGTATTTCTATAGGTTCCAGCTCCTGCTGTCCCTTCTGGATATCCGTATCCACCACCATCTCGGGATGAATATGTATGTGTGTGATCACCTGGATCATCTGTCGCAAGTGTCCCAACTCCATGATTATGAGAATCTGATTCAGCACTTAATGTACCATCACTATGAGTATGGCTTGGAAGTTGTGCTTCTGCTATTGTGTTGGAACCACCTGTGTCGCCAACATCGTTAGTCCCACCTGAATCTGCATCAGCATGAATTACAAATCTATCCGTAAGATCCGGTGTCCCACTTGATCCATCACAAAGAACCCAACCAGTCGGAATAGCTGAAATAGCTCCTGACCACATAATAATTCCACCAGAAGGAATTATTCCACCACCAGTAATATCATATCCGTTTAAATCCAAGTCTCCACCAAGTTGCGGGGATGTATCATTAATAAGATCAGTTGATGTAATATCCAGATCATTAAATACCCAGCCGCCAGCACCTGAATCTAATGATGCATCATAAATCATCTCACCATACATATCAGCAATTATATTACCAGAACCTAAAGCTACATAAGAACTACTATCAATAGCATAAACCTTTTTCCCACCAAGACCATTAACATTAAGAGTCACTGCCCCAGTCGATGCATTAGCATATTTTGTCCTGATAATTATTCCAGTTTCATAAGAAGTTATTGCGGGATCAAGCGTTACTGTGTATGTATTAGTTCCACTGGCAACTCCATAAGAAAGCATCTGGTTCTGCATATAAGTCTCAAGCTCATCAATCTTACCTGCCGTAAGTACACAAGCAAAATTATCACTTGAACTCCAAGCTTTTGCACTTGTCCCTTCCTGCGCCCGATCAATTGTAAATATATCACCAGAAACAAATGTAGCTTTGACAAGTTCTCTATCAGAATCAAGCCCTGGACTAGCCGTTGATCCATCCCATATCGCAGCCATAAAATAGCCAGAACTCGGAAACAAACTCCCATCACCACTCGTAACAGTTATCGAAGTTTCAATGTCTGTAATACTACCCGCAAGCAAAGAAAAAGCAAAATTTTCATTCTTAAGAACACTCATTCTTCACCTCCTAAGTATCTTCTCCAGTAAACAATATATTTGATATTGTAAGCGCAGCTCCATCAGCTACAACCTGTGTTCCGCTAGCATCAAAAAATCCGATAATTGCATCAGTGTAATCATCGCCACTCCCCGTTGCAGTTGAATCATTAAAAATAATCGCTCCAACAGTTGAGAGACTTCCACCACTTGCAGTCCATTGAGCATTTAAAAAGCTTACTTCACACCGATTCTCTGTATTATCTGTCGTTATTGCATCAAGTGTCAAAGTCACTCCACCAGTTGTATAGCCATTCCCAGTCGGAAGTTCATAAGAACTTATATCAGTATAAGCATTATGATTATCCTGATCAAACGTAAACCCAAGATCCATCAGAATACACTTAAATACATCACTCGACGCATCGATTTGACCCTTCCATAACATAGTTTTAAAACTATTAGCATATTGATTTGCCATATTCGTCTCCTTTATTAAGTCTCGTATCCAGCATCAGGCGAACCAACTATCACCTGACCGTTATTATTACAAAGAGCCATACCTGTCGGTATAGTTGTAGATAAACTATAAGTCCCATCTTCAACATCCCTTAATACATTAACTGACCCATTTGTTAGATATATAAAATCATGAAAATCAACAACAGACCAAGTCGAACCTTCGGTTACCTCAATCTTTTCAGTTAGTGTTCCAGTTGATTCGTTATATTCATAAATGCTAGTATCAGTACATATAAGCACAAAATTTGTTAGATTAAATAATTGAGGATATGGAAATGATGCACTTATTCCACTTGTATCTATTCTTGCCAGAGCATCCATAGTCTGAATAACTCCATCCTCAACAATAAATCCATTAAGCTCAAGTAATTTATCCTCATTAAGTTTAAGTTTATTTTCATGACTTAATCCAGAAGAAAATTTAATTACTTTCGTGAAGCCTCCATTTCGATAAAGTTTCATTATATAACTCCATGATCAGTATTATCAGTTATATTAAGATTAAGTTTTTCTTGTTCTGGTTTATCAAAATTTAAATCATCAACTAATTTAAGTCTCTTTTGAATCTCAGGTACTGACCGTTCCAGCACATCATTGAAATTAAGACTTAAATCATCCCCTTCAATTTTCTCAATTACAGAAGTAACAGTAGGTAAATCCCGCTTAAACTCTGGATATTTATTAAAGAATGCTTTTTTCTCTTTATTTATCGTAGCATGATGAGCCATAAGATTCCCAAGTACTTCAGGAATTCTTAATAAAATCCGTTCAGTAATTTCAAGGATTAATTTTTCTTTTTCTTCCTCAGTCATTATTCCTCCAGACTTACATCATTAGATTCTTGTTCAATAAAGTTTTTCTCTAAATCCATACCTTCAACATTAATAGCACTGAGCCATCGAGTTGAGGCTTTAAGATCACTATAAAACACGTTCAATTGATACAGTGCAGCTTTAATTAATGTATCTGGAGCGATGTTAGTCCAATAGTTATTATCTGTATTAGATGACAGATCAGCATGGTAGAACCGTCCGACTACTTCAATGTTGTAATCTGTATCAGTTTTTGGCGTGAAGATAATTCCATTATAAGTTCCATCATCATCTGTTTTTACAAAGTTAAAAAACGTACCAAGGCTCTGGAAATCAGTTGAATCCATACTACGTAACCAGATAGGACTATAATAAAGCGGTTCCCCACCATCTGATTCAGACACTAACCCCGCATAGTTTTCTTTAATTGTCTTATATGGATATTTAGTTAACTGCCATCGATCTTCATCATCGTTACACCAAACCTCACTTATTGCAGCACAGTTCTGAAATGTCAAATACCACGATCCAGAAACGACTTCTTCAAATATACTTGCTTCAGTTTTTAGCGTGATATATTTTCGATCAAGAAAACGCATTCCGGCATTAATGAAAAAATCTGCTCCAGCATCTGTATCATAATCATCAACCGCAGTTGTTGCAAGATCATAACGACCACTTAATTTTACAAATTGTTGTCTCACGCTAAGTAAGTTCATTTCTTCATCCTTATGCAATTAAATTGCAACAGGAGCCATGGCCAGTAACTCCTATTGCTTTAAGGACAACACTAAATCCTAAGGAGTACCGTTGTCCGAACCGAATCCATTCAAATAGCCGCATTTAGCCGGATGATGAAACTCAAGTCCAGCCTCAGTAAGAAACTCCTCATCCGTACCATCAATTCTACCACGCCCAGTATTCTGCTTATCTGGATCAGGATAAAATGTAGTGTCAGTGATATATCGATATTCAAGATCTTTCGGCTCAAAGATAACAGCAGTATTCCGGTTGGTTGTCTCATAGCTAAACAGTGGATGAGTAACTATATTTATCATCCCAAACGGAGTATGCCATTCAGTTACTTTGATTCCATAAGATTTGGTCTTCGGAGTAAACTCATAATTCCCGTATTCCTTGATAAGCTTGTTAATCTGAAGCAGAACCCCGCTGCCACAGAAACAAAGTTTATCTTCACTTCCATACCTAAACATCTGCTCAAGCTGATAATCAAGCCATTCCTCACCAGCATCAAGCCATGAAACATTGGTAAAAGTCGTCTGAGTAGTAAAGTCACTCACAACTCCGCCATTGTTTACGATGTTATAAACCAGCCCACCAGTCGTCCGTTCAGGTTTACCGTTTGATCCAGTCCCTTCAGTCGGAATACCCCAGATAAAAGACTTTTCCATCTCAAGACCATTTAATTCAAGTGCTTCTCGTTTCATCTTCTTGTAAGCATCTCCAGTGCGAAGTCTGGTCAACCTTGCAGTTCTGGTTATGCTAAGGGGAGTCCGGAATATCTGAGTGTAATTAGTATACTTGGTCGGATCATATGCAATCGCATCTGGCATTGAACCACCTTCAGGATTGATGTTACCAATCACAAGAACATAATTACAATCACTCAGGTCGTAACTCGAGCTATTATCATCTGCCTCAAGCAAGCTAACTGAAATATAACTTGAAGCCCCATTCGTAACAGTCGACAGAATCTTACCATTAACGTCAACGGTGTAGTCACTGGTATACCGCATTAGAACCTGATGCCCAATCCTGAATTGTGGAATACTTGCAGCAGCCATCTTCAGGTATAGAACCGTTCCTAAAACCCCACCACTGGTATAAGCACTACTTAAAGCCGCATCAGTGTAAACACCAGTAACCGATGCTGACTGTGCTGCCAATCCCTGAGTCCACCATTTAAACTCTGGATCATCTGTCGAATTTCTACTCAGCTTACTCATAATCCCAGTAAGCGGAAGTTTACCATTTGGATACAGATAGAGAATCGTTTCTCTCCAATTCTTCGGACGCATATCACTATCAGTCCAATCCCCATTTCCACGCATACCTAAAAAAGCAGTCATTTCAATCTCCTATAATTAAAAGTAATTCAAATCTAAAAGTTCAAGTTAGGCTGTGGCAGTAGTAAGAACCCCACCAAGCCTTGAATAAATACAATACCAATTGATCTGACCGGTCGATGTATCTCCATAAACAACTTTGATATTCCCAGGCTGGCATATAACTCCTGGAGCCTGAATATCTGTCGCTTCACTCACATCAAGCAAAGCAATAAGTGCCTCACTAAAATCCTTAGTCAGTCGATAAATAGTACCAGTTGCATCTCCTGTAGCATCCAGTCCAGCTGAACAGAGATCAACATCAGTACCACCATCTGTCGGATCAAGCTGAAGCTTAATTGTCGTTGCTTGAGCCTGAATTGCAGTAGTCGTTACAACACCAAAAACCTCATGAATCATTACTGGACCACCAGTAATAGTAAAAAGATTCATTGAAGCCAGTGGCGTAGTATCTGTTAAACCTGACACAAATTCAGGCTGACTCCCTACCAATTGTTTTACGTAAGCCATCAGCGATTCAGTAGTAGTAACTGAGCCAGCTGCAGCAGCATCACTCTTATTACCAATAACATCCCGCATAAGCTTATTGGTTGTAGAGTCAACACTCGCTTTCTTAATATCTCTCGTTAAACTCTTCATTCATTTCCCCCTTATGCAATTTAATTGCAGCAGTTCCAGATTATGCTACACCATCAAGAACCACACGCCAAGCAGATGGTCCAGCAAAAAGTAAGACGTGATCATTATCAGCATCTAAGTCACCATAGGTGGTAAGCTCAGCCCCAGTTTCTTTTTCATATACAGAAATGTCACCTCCCGTTGCACCAGTCGGCGCTACGATAAAATAAAACTCACCGCAAGCTTCTGCAAGACTAGGCAGCGTAATAATAGCCGAGCCATCCGCAACACTTGAAACAGCAGAGATAACATGATCTCCACGTTTCATCTGATATGTCGAAGTTGTGGAATCAAGTGTAAGATGTTTCGGGACATTTGCTAAACTAGCATCATTTTCCCTTAAAGCAATTCTACTCATTTTTAATACCTCCGTTTAAATAATATCATCAATTTCCTTCTGCATCACAGAACGATTATCAGCTTGTCGTTTTCGTCCCCCACTGCCTCCACCTAGTGCAGGATTCCGCTTACGACCACGGCTTGTTTTTGTTTTAGGTTTCTTTATATGTAACACTTCCCTAGTCCGTTTACCTGCTTCCGTCAGAACCTTATCAAGAGTCCAGTCATCATGTTCAGCCACAACCTCGTTAGTAATAGCCCCAACAGTTTTTCTTACTGGAAGCAAATCATCATTTTCCTTAAAGAACTCATTAATACCTTCACGCAGCGTCAGTTGATTTTGAACCTGAGCAACAACTGCTTCCGGTACGTAATTCTGCATCGTACTCTGTACACCAGCCCCGGCATCTGTTAATGCTTGCTTATAGATCTTTACAGCAAAAGCATTAAGTTTATCTCTGTCCTCAAGAATCTCATCGATATCATCGTCATCAGAAAGAAAAGCAATTTCTCCCTCACTGGCGTCAGATTCTTTGTCCTCAACTGTTTCTTTAGCTTCAGGTTTTGCCCCTTCCAAAGCCTGAATCCGAGCAAGTAATGCTTGATTTTGGGTCTTTAAGTCAGCTTCTCCGCTATCGTTATCGTCATCATCAGTTTCTTCATCATCAACTCCCTCATCAGTTTCTTCAGACTCTTCAGACTCTTCTTTATCAGAATCATCATCCCCAGAATCTTCTTCATCACTTTCTTCTTGCTCTTCTTGTTCTTCCTCTTCTTCCCCCTCCGTTGACTCATCTCCACTCTCACCACCAAGCGTTAAGATATCATCAATTTCCTCCTCAAAACCCGATTCCTCTTCTTCAGTTTTCTGATCGTCTTCCATAATAATCTCCTTAATAAGTTAATTACAAATACTATTTGTCAACTGCCTCCCTTTTAGGTTTCTGTGATTCTTCTATATCGTCAAGAATAACTTCAGGCATAATCAGAACACGCCGAAGAGTGTCTAAACATTCCTGATATCGCAATACAGAGTCATAGTCCTTAGCAGTTTCGAGACCATCCCTTAATGTTTCAATAGCCCCATTTATTTCTATCTTCATATCAGCCCAGACAGAACCCGCCATAAATTCCCTAAACGCCCCTGAACTTGACCTAAACCTACTCATTAAGCACCACCTTCCGTAACCTGTCCACTAGCTACATTAAACGGAACAAGGTTACCTTTATCAGCTTCATCCATTACTTGTTCATCCGGCATAATAGCTGTTTTTACAAAATCCTGTACATTTTTCGCTCCATTATTTCGAGCAATATGTTTAAATATTCGCGAAAGCTCGTATTCATTTCTTAACTCAGGGTCTTTAGATATGATTTCAAATAACTTAATCCACACAGGTGAATAATTACCACCTGGAACACTTCCATCACGAACCTTAATATCATAATTTACAAGGATGTCAAATGGAGAAACTTTAATTCGACCACTCCCAGCCTTAATCTTATCCACGCCAAACTCTTGCAGCAATACATTCTGCCATCGTCCAGTAATCTTAACATACTGTTCTTCGCTCATTAGCTGCTTAGCGTGAGTAGCAAACATCATACCAATATCTTGCATCGCCTGAAGACCAAAAACCCGAGCAATTCGCCCAAGTCTTGAAGTCTGACCTTGCTGCGTCCCCTGATACTCCGCACTAGTAAGCCGTTCCGGACCACCCTTCCTTAACGCTCCCATCATAGCATCATCAGCCCCGCCAATCTTCTGTTGCCATTGTACTATAAAACTTGAATCTGCAATATGCCCACGCGTAACATCAGCAACTGGCAGCTGAAAAACTGAACCCTTAGCAATATCCGGCCGGCCCCAACCAGGCTGTCGAATACGAATTCTTTTTCCTGCGTCAGTTGAGTTAATATCCTTTGAGTTAATCAGATAAGGATCATAAACCAACTGATCATTCATTGTTCTTCGAGCATTTAGAATATGCGAATTAAACATCCAATCAAGAACTTTCTGCAGCCCAGCAAGCATTTCAAGTCGTGAAACGGGAATTGCTGAGTATCCATCAAAATCGGGAGCAGCTGTAACAACAGGAAATTTATTGTGGTCAAGATCAAGGGGCTTAGCCCGTACGATAACAGAATCACCACCAACAGAAAATAGCCATTTCTCAGGATACTCAGACTTACCTACACCCCATTCTTGTGGAATCAGCTTAACATAAAGATGAACAATATCACAAGGCCTGGTTGCCATCCCAGTTCCACGAACAGTCGAACCACTACCAGTTGTTGTGTGATAGCGATCAAATCTCGGACTACTCCACTTCTTCTCCCGATCAGAATTATCGTAGCCATAAATCGAGGTTGTTCGTTTATTTATCTTATTCAGATAACGAACATTAAAATAATCTCCATCACTTTGTTCTTTGCTAAGCAAATTACTTAGATTCGACCGTTCAACCCAACCAAAAAACTCCCCATCCTGAATCTTATGGATCGGCATGTTCGGATCAGGCAGAGCCATGTAAGGATCAATGTTTTCAAGAGCATTACCTTCAAACAACACAGCTTCCTCAACGGTCTTAACCTTTCGCTTACCTATCCCGAAAATTCCAGGAGTTTCTTGCATAACTGTCCGAAAACCCAGATCACGTTTCCACACTGGCGCCACAAAGCCAATACCATAACTGAGTGAATCCCTAATCATTGTGTGAAGATCTAACGCCACCTTATAATGAGCACAGTGCAGATCAACTACCTTCTCAAGCATGATAGCACCGATTATATCATCTGGCCCCACACCCTCAAAACGAAAGATCGGGTCTTGATAAAAAGCATCCATCAAGTAAGAAATGATAGTCTCCATAATCGCATAAGTGTTTGGAAATACTATACTTGTCGGCTTCCTTGGATCATTATACATTACTTTTAATTCAGCATCATCCGCCGGAATATATGCTGTAAGTGTCCGATCAATCTCATTCCATGAACCAAATCTAGTTGAAATATTCCCTGCTGCTTCGTGAGCATAAGGCATAATTTTACCTAAGATTTTCTTATGTAACTTACCTCGAGGATCTAAATTCAATTCAAACGGGTAATCATATTCATACTTCACGTCACCAAAGTTAACGTCCTTCGGTTTAAATGCTCCCATAACTATATTTGCCATGCTTTATACTCCTTAAGCCAACATAAAATCTTGTGGTTTTTCCATATCATCTTCAAGCAACAACTCCATAAATTCATCTTCAGAACTATCCTCACCAAAATCTTCAGGATCAAAATAATAAGCAAATTCATCCATCAGTGGAATTAAATGACTAAGCCCATCCATAACATCCCAAAGTCTACTTCGCGGGAACATCAACAATTGACTTTCAAGTTTCTGGCAACATTCCTTATTATGATAAATGTAACCCATTTTATAGTAAGGCCCAAGCGCTGCTACCCTTCGTGGCTTACTCCCAGCACTGGCACTTATTGAGTGATAAATCGGAATGCTCATTCCCGCCTTAACTCTACTTCGCATTATGTTTTCAATCGGCTGGCTTATCCAGCGATCAATACCAGTCGTCTCAACCCCAAGAACCATCGCCCGAAATAATTGACACTGTTTAAACATTTCCTCAATAAGTACATCAGGCTCCATTTTCCCAGCCACTACATTCCGGACAAATATCTTTCGACTCTGCCTGTGAATTCCAGCAACTATCACCGCTGAGTCAGCACTAGAAAGTTTCACTGTTTTCGCCGGATCAACAATAACGACAGTAGTTACTTCACGCTCAGGGATTTTTGTTGGCTTCTTTGAACCACTCTCATAAACCAACAGCACCCCACCACTTTCAACATAGTACTTGAAAAACTCACTACGAAAAACTGCATCTTCGCTTGAGATCGGTAAGTTTCTGAACTCACGATAAAACACGTCAAGCAACTCCTGTTCTTTATGTGCTGCATGTTCTTTTGCTATTTCTTCATCACTAACAAATTCCGGCGCATTACTTTTTAAGTCATCATCACAAAGCTCAAGCCTGATACTTTCCCAATCCGCCGAGTCAAGCAAATTCTGAAGCAGCGCATCTTCATGTTTCAACGTGTCAATATAGACCATCTGCCAATCTTTATCAATCCGACTTATAGCTTTCATATGATCAGCAAAAAACTTAGTCTTCAACTTAAGCCTCAGTTCTTCAGAATTAACTTCATCTGAATCCTCAAAGTCATCAAATATGAAGAAATCAGGCCTGGAATTTTTATAAAGCACGCCACGAATCTGTTGGTTCGCCCCTCTAGGATAAACCAGTGTTCCGTGCGAATCGTCATTAAACCGAGCAATCCAACTCTTTTTCGAGAAAGTATTATCCGCCAAATCTCCGCTTGACGCCCTTACAGTCCCAAAGATCTGTTTAATAAGCTTATTTGAAGCCAGCTCGATTTTTAAGTTCTCAGTCTGTAACAGTGACGAATCAAAACTTTTACTGACATAAGGTAAGAATCGTGAATCTTCGTAAACCAACTTCTTCGCCGAAAGTGCCAGCCCGACAATTGAAGTTTTCCCGATCCCCCTCGGAGCAGCTATCGCAATTTTCGGATAGCCTCCATCAATCAGATCAAATATATCATCGTGCAGTTTAGAGAAATCTGAATAAAACCTTTCAGGGAAAAATACTTTTGCAAACACCCTAGTTGACTTATACCCTTCAACCAGAATGTCTTGAATTTCAGAATCTTTTATACTAAGCGCTAATTTTTCTGCTTGGTTCATATTACCCTTTCGCAATTTAATTGCAACAGTTATTTAATCCAGCCCATCCCAATTTACTTTCCGTTTATGGAAATATCCGGGCGTAACCCTAACAGTCCAATACTTCCCATACCTCCGCCACCAAGAAGAACCTCGAAAAGCCATAACCTCCAAATAAACATCTGCCGCAGTTTTCTTATCAACCAGAGGCTCAGAATCAATCCGACACAAATAATCATGAACAAGCCCACCAATTTTAGATGTCCCTTTAATAATCGGTACTGATTCCCAATCACATACAAATCCTTTCGGAATAACAATCCGGCCAACAATATCACTTAAACAAACAAACTCTTTAGTCAGTTTTGAATATTTATAGTTAATGACTTCTGACGATGGCATATGGTAAATCTCGGTCATTTCGTCTCCTTGTATTAAAATGTGTTTGAAGATGTATATGTTGTCCCTTACCTACATTATGACACATAGCACATAATTTCTTTGGTCTACTTGAATCATATACCCAGCGATCATTAACGTAATTAGATACTTCAATACCATGAGCACCAGTTCGACAACGAAGATCAATTCCTCGTAACGGCAATTGTCCATGAACCCCGGAATCATCTATACGATACAAACTTGTAATGACTTTTTCTCCAAACTGTTCTTCAATTTCAAGAGCAATTATCCGAAGATTCTTATCAATAAATTCTAATTGTTCTAAGTCAATTCGCATACTTACACCTTATTTTTTAAGTATCCATACACCTAAACCAATAACTACAGGAATAGCTCCACCAATTGCGCCCCATATTCCAGCCCTTGCCTTTA